TTCTAACGCGCTTACTAATTCTTTTCTAGATAAGAGATCAAACGATCGAGATACCATCTAGCCTTTTTTAAATCCTCGAGGCCATTCTTATGTCTCTCACGCGAAACGTATTTAAGGATATTCATCTTAAAACCGCCCCGAATCTCGTCTTCGGTCAGAGCAGACTCCATATAATCAATAGTTTCTATAGCACCCTGCGTATAGTGTGCCGGGTGATTTACAGCATCGTGCGTATCGTTCTCCACAGCTGATCTTGGTTTAACTACAGGGAAGCATAACCAAACATCTCGGAAATATCGATAACATCTCCCGCCTTCTTTTGCAGCTCCTTGCTGTACTTCGTATCGCAGTGCTCGACGAGGCCGCATGGTGCGATCTGTATCTTTCCTTCTGATGCGATAACTGGGACGACACGGCGGTGCTCTTGCCCAGGAAGCAGGTTTTCAAACGCAAGGCCCATAGAACTTCTGTCAGCCAGCGGCCAGCAACGAAACTGCGTTAGTTCAAAACTTCTTAAGGGGTCAGCACTCTGAGAATTTACGTACCTCTCAGCCATCTCCTGGTCCAAGATCATCATGCCCATGTAGGGATTGCCAAGAGACACGAAGCCAACAAACCAGTCGTCTAAGGGAGTGAGATAAGACTGAACCTTATAAGGTCGATCACCCCATACCTCTTTTGTCTCGCTGTTCAGTTGCCAGATCCTGTGGTTGTCGAAAGGAACTAGCTTTGATCCGCACTCTTCGTATCTACAGAAGCCAGGTTCAAGATTTAATTTCTTAAGCCTGTCTTTGTATAAGAACCAATAAATAAAGTTCTCACTACTAAAGTACATATCGTTCTCTGTATAGACATAGAAGTCATAATATTTATTCCTTACCGCTTCCCTGAGAAGTCCCTTATGTGCCCAGGTAAGAGAGAAGCCCTCCCACGAGGGGGAAGCTACGACAATCTCTAAAGAATTAAAGGTAACGTTTGTCTTAAGCAGCTCATCGAGTGTTTCGACATCAGACTCATGATCAGCATCAACGTATATAAATACATCTTTAACGCCTGGTATTTCTTCGTACCCTCGAAGCGTTTTTAGAAGGACATCGAAACGAGCGAGAGGGTCGTGTGCCGTTACGAATACTAAGAACCTAAGATCGAGCATCAGTACTCCATTTCGAAATTACCGCGACGCTGAAGAAAGCACACGAGGTGAGTGTAAGCGTCTAATAGGTCGTCATGAGAAGTCGCACCGATATTAATCAACTGATCGAAGAGAGCATCGAATTTGCGATATCTGTTAAAAGTCACTTTTTTATTCTCCAGAAGGCCCAGTGTTCCACGGAAACGAGCGATCTTGTCTCCTCGGAATCCTTTGACTTCATGAATATGGAGATTACCTAAGCCCCATTCGTTAAGCATCACTCGGCGTAAATCAGCAGCCAAGGAAGCCTGGTACGCAACAGACTCAACGACAAGGGAACAAGTTGAATACGTGGGAAAGTACTTACCCTCGGTATCTTCCTGCAAAATTCCCCACTCCACGAGCATTTTGCACAGAAGGTCGATCTTTTCGAGGTTGCCAATAGAGCGCACCTGATGTGCGTCAATAATGTAGTACTTATCCTTTAATCTTCCGCCTAGTACAAACGCCGTGTAGTCAGAGGTCTCGTTTTTGCTGGCTGACAGGTCAATCCCAACTGCCAGACTGTCAAATTCTGTAACGACGTCCCCTTTAATAAGCAAGTCAGGCGACAAGACCAGGTCCGACGTCATGACTGGTTGCTGCTGGTACTGGAAAGCAAAAGCAACAGGGTCTAGTTCTTTTTGCCCCAACAAGTAGTCGACGCTCCACTGCTCAGGCCAATAACTAACAGGATCACCGCCGTCATCGTACGTAAGGGCTTCCTGCTGAACTTGCTTCCAACCTTTATCCGGGACGAACATCGTCTTGTGGATATCGAGAGGATGGAACCGAGTTCCTAAGCAGATAGCGCGACCGCCCTCGAAGATAATCGGAGCGATAACTGAGCTCCAGTTATTGTTCATCTCCTCCCTAATGGTAGGATTCTTAATATCTGTGCTGGACTTGATAGGGTCATCTACGATAACAAGGTGCGCACGCTTAGACGTGATTGAGCCACGCAAACCAGCGGCGCGCAATGTGAATTCTTCATCACCCACACGGCTGATGCCTGCATAGTCGAAATCAATACTCCAGCCGATATCCGACTGCATACCTGAACGGAGCAGGACTTTCGGAAAAATCTTTTTATACGTAGAGGAGTCGATAATCTGTTTGATGATTCGACTCTTAGGTATCGCAGTCGCGATGTTGTAAGAACAGTAAATAATTTGCAGAGGTAAACCAGCAGTCGTGTGCCTTCCAATAATCCAAGCGGTGAACATGTTAAGCACCGTGGATTTTGCAGAACCTCGTGGAGCCAGAATATCAAGATTGGGTCCTGCAATATCTAAAAGATACCTATTACTCTCGCCTGTTATCAAATGCTTATGCCACTCCAGCATATGCGCCGCAGGAGCTTTATCCATAATTGTACAAAAAGTATGAAAGTCATCTGACGCACGTAAAAAGATATTATCAATAGAACTGCTCTCAGACTCTACAGCTTTAGCAGCACGTAGTTTTAGAGCACGACGGTATGCAAAAGTCTCTCTACTCGGCATGTTCTTTAAAAAAGTGTCTGTATACTGTTAGCAAGATTCTACTGCCAAATGGCAAAAATCCTCTGGTACGGCGACATTCTTTCTAATACAGGATTCGCTAGAGTTACACATAGTATTCTAGAGCATCTAGCGAATACACATGAGGTTGTAGCATTCGGTATCAACTACACAGGAGACCCACACGATCTTCCCTTCAAGGTGTACCCAGCAGGGACGCACAATCCATCAGATCGTTTCGGTATCGGGAGACTCCCTGGTGTTATTGAGGCAGAGAAACCCGACTTCATTATCTGTTTAAACGACATCTGGATCGTAAACCAGGTATGGGAACGCATCCACCTATTAAAGGACTCTCTTAAATTTAAATTCATCGCTTACTTCCCAGTCGATTCGTCGTACTACGCGAGCTCCATGCTTGCGTACATCAAAGACTGGGACTTTGCGATCACCTTCTCGGTTGAGCAAGCTCACCGGATTATGGCGCAGGGAGTACAACCTAAGTTGCTAGGTGTAGTTCCCCACGGGCTTGATCAGGGTAAGTTCTACCCGAAGGACCAGAAGGAAGCCCGAAAGGCGCTCCGACTGCCTGAAGATAAATTTATTGTTCTGAACGCTAACCGCAACCAGCCCCGCAAGCAGATCGATTTGACGATCAAAGCTTTTGTGGAGTTTGCTGTCGACAAGCCTGACACTCTGTTGTATTTGCACATGAGTGAAAAGGATCTCGGCTGGGATGTTCGAGCGATCTTCGATACAGAAATGAGGCGCAAGAACATACCGTCAGATAACCGAATGATCATGACAACAACCAATATTGATTACACGAACGCGCCGCCGGATGAACTACTAAATACGATTTATAACGCCTGTGATGTAGGTATCAACACAGCAAACGGCGAGGGCTGGGGCCTGGTTCCCTTCGAACACGCTTCTTGCAAAAAGCCGCTCGTGCTGCCAAACCACACTTCATTTATAGATATCTGGAAAGGGAGTGCGTTACTTGCGGACGTCGCCGCGTGGGTTTACGACAAAGACTTGAGCGTCGAACGAGGAATTGTTGACGTCAAAGACGCAGCAACAAAACTGACAAAGCTTTATAAAGATAAAGAGTTCTACAACCAAGTGGCTGAGGACTGTTACAAAGTCACTCAAAACCCTTCGTATCGTTGGGACCGGATTGCCGAAGCATTTAACGCAGCCATGGAGGAGTTGAACAAGTGACGCAGTTTCATCGCTACCGCACTTACTACAACCACGTAGCTCAAAGGGCGTTTGCTCCGACCCGCTCTGGGTTCCCTTCTGTCTATAACCAGGCTTATGACATTGGGGGAACTTTTACAAAAATCACTTCAGGACTACCGAAGAACAGTTTCGCGAACTTTAGTCCCTGCATCATCCAGCATCGCGGCGCAAACTTAATCGCGTGGCGATCACAGCCTGAGCACTTTGTGTTTAGGCACGATATGAAGTACTTCTACTACAACAACACACCTACAGACATCTGGGTAGGTCAGCTGCTTACCGACGATACTATTGTAGCTCCTAGAAAACTAATAAATAAAAGACATCGCCTGAGCTACGAAGACCCTCGTATCTTCGTATCCCCAGACGACAATCTGCTTTGTCAGTTTGTGACGAGTACGTACGCATCTAAGTGGGACTCAACAAACCACAAGATGATAAAAACACCCAAAATTTGTACGGGTGTTATCAACGAGTACGGAGAACTTATCGATCGGTTCTTCCCTCCAATCGGAGACAACTTAACCGAAGGTAAGTCAGAGAAGAACTGGTGTTTCTTCGCGGACGGAAAGGACTTACGTCTTCTTTATTCCACCCGGCCGATTGTTATCAAAACCCCTAACCAAGAAGACAAAGTAATTGATTCTTCTTGTCTGAAAGAAGTTACGTCTGATCACCCAACTTATAACTCCACGGCGCCTGTCTTAATAGACGACGAGTGGCTTGTATTCTTCCACTGGAAGTTTATGTGTAAGGAACTCGATCGTCGTCCTTACCTGTTGTACGCGCTAGGGGCTTATACCCTTGATCGAGATCTGACAAAGATCACCAGAATGCTCAAAGAACCTTTATTCGTAGGTTCGACAAACGACGACCTAGTTACGTGGTCGGACTCTGTCGGCAACGATATCTCTTGTCAGCCTGCGTGCATTCTTCCTTTCGGATGCTTTATAGAGGATGAAGATGAATTAGTTATGTCACTAGGTGTTAATGACTACTTCATGGGCATCTTCAGAACACCTGTGCTGAATGTGCTATCGTTGATGGAGCCCGTTGAATAAGAGACCCTCTAACGTCTCTAATATTCCACGAAGCCAGGACGGGCTAGAAGGTAGGCCAAGGTCTACCTTCGCCACATAATCAGCTTTTCTCTTCTTTCTCGATCGTCGACCAGATGACGAGGGAAGCGTCTTCGAGCAGGGAATAAACTGTAGGTGCGTCTTCAAAACTGTTCATCAGTTCGCGAAGACACCTATCCGCGCCAGCTAATAACAAGCCACGACGATCCATGCCGTCCGTAAGTTGTCTGACGGCTTGGATGTGTGAGCGGATCTCTTTCTGTAAGACAGCAATCTTTGTTGCTGCTGTGGCGTGATCCAACATCCCCGTAAGGGTCATTTGCCTTACGTTGTGTAGATCAGTTTTTAGCGAATCAATCTCAATCAAGAGGACCTTGCGGAGGTCTTCTTTTGGGTACTTCTCCTGAACCCAAGCAGTGAGGTCTGAGATTGAACCCGCATAGCCAGGCTTCAAGAACCTAGCAAAGAGATAGGCTTCGATATCGCTAGCTGCGTTCTTGGCGTAGTGCTTGAACGCGTCCTGCTGTGACTTGTCTAATGAACCAAGCCAAGCACCAACAGTCGTAGAGTCACCAATAGAGGATTTAATCACGCAAACATTCGCGTACCGGCAATAGCTTGGTTAGCTCCGAATTTCTTGAGAGCAAGCTGGGCCTTAGTCGACGCTTTAGTGCGAGCGAGGTCCCCAAGCGTCCGTACTTTATCTAACTGAGCGGCACTTTCAAACTGCTGCGCTCCTAATGCAAGAAGCCCTTCGTTCTTGGCACGAGTCTGGTAGACCTGATTTAAGGTCTCAGCTTGATTTTTGGCGACGTCACCACGGAGCTGTTCTTGGTAGGAACGAACTCCCATGTTCGTCAAACCGAGCTGGTTAGCAAGCTGGTTCTCACCAGCGAGCGCAGCGGATCCAGCTTGAGCGAGTAACTGAGGCGCCTGTAATTCAGTAGAGAGTCGAGCCTGACCCAGGTTGTAGAGAGTGTCTAAACCTTTGCCAGAAGCGTAGCCAGCGACAGACGACTGAAGCGTGGCGTCTTTTTGAGCTCGCTGGAGGGCTTCGGTCAGCATACTTAGCTGAGCTGATGCCTTTGTCGTCGCCTCTTGTCCAATGGCTCCGGCAAGAGCACCTTGGAGGAGACTTAAGCCTTGATAAGCCGCAGTTAGAGGATTGTTCTGCGCAGCCATTTGAGCTGCGAAAGTTTCATAAGCACTAGGCTGCGAGCTTCCGCCCCCACCACCAAAAAGGTTGTTGACTAAGGAACCGCCAACACCGCTAGCGAGACCGCCGGCAATAGCTGCACCGATTGCTGGAAGTACCATGACTAGCTAATGGTGGAGGAAGGAGTACCGAAAGTAGCTCTGCCTTGGCCAGCTAAAGCTGCGCCACCGGTAAGGATGTTCGGATTGGGAACACCTGCTGCATACGCCAGGTTCATCATGCCCAAGCCAATCTTGGCGTTAGCGTCGATCTGAGCTTCGGTAATGCCACGCCATGCGGCAATGGTGTCACCCTCGATCTTGCGTCGAGTCAGCTCACGGGTCTGCTCCATCCCGAAGTCGCGAGCTAACTGAGACTGCGCTTTGTAGATATCGAGATCAATAGCTCGACGTTGAGCGTAGTAAGCAGGATCCGAGAGAGTTTTTGCCTGCTCGAGCAGAAGCTCTAAAAGTTTTTGCTCAGCGGTTGTGGACGTTTGATCGGGTGGGTATCTGTTTTCCCACTCGGCACCTTGTCCTGAACCGCCTTGTCCTGAGCCACCTTGACCAGTGCTCGGGTCCGCAGTACCTCCACTCGTCGCAGCTGGTGGAGGAGAAGTAGGTGACATTGCACCGAACAGCGCGGCAGCACCAGCGCCAAGCCCCCCGAGAGTGCCTAATCCACCTAAAACAGCGCCTGCCGAGGGCGAACTTGCTCTCTGTGCAGCGCTGCGGGCTGCGCTAGATGTAATAGGAATGCCGCCGGCTGTGCGCATAACAGGAGCCGCCGCCTGTCGAGCGACATCTCCCGTAATCCTCGGACCTCTGCGAGCAGTTGCTCTAACAGCGTTTAGTAGAACACGAGGATCAATACCAAACTTGGCCATATCTACCTACCTGTAGCGAGAGCGGTGAGGGAAGCGGGATCTAAATCAGGCTCGTAAAGAGCGTTGGATGCAACTGTTCCTAACATATTAGCGTAAGCCGGCTGTACAGCCGCTTGCGTCTTTAATTGTTCAATCGCATACTCTCGGGCGCCAGCTTCGGCAGCCTGTGTAGAAGCGCGGCTAATGGCATCCGCAATAATTTCTTGTGCGTCAAGAGGCTGCAGATCAGGCGCATCTGCCATACCTGGGAAAGCCCTTAGCACACTACGTCTAAAGTTTTCCTTCGCCACATAGTCACGAATCTGCAGCTCATCCTGAGCCGTGAGCATATACCTGCTCTTACCACCGCCTCCGGGCACGGGCGACTCAGCTACCGCTTCGAGTCCGGTCTTTGCTGGACCTGCAAAGTAACCAATAGCGTCTCGGAGCAGATCGATAGCGGCTAATCCGCCTAGAATCTTGCCTCCAGTACTAGGAGCAGCCATCAAAATCCTCCAGGATTGTCGTACTTGGTGCCGCTAAGAGGCTTCTTTATAGATTTTAGATCATCAACCTGATAATTACTATCTAAACCGCGCTGCATTTGCTGCGGTGACGGTAACGAAGCTGTTTGCGGAAAGTTGCTTTCCATGTACATTTGCATGAACGCAGCAGCATTAAGCTCAGGCGAAAGCTTACGAACATCACGCTCTCGCAGTTGTTGTTGGCGGGCGTTGAGTGTCATCAGCTCAGGGGTTGATAAGCGCGGGAAGGTTCAATGCCATTAGAAGACGGTGCATTCAGCACGCTGTAGTTCGAACCCATGTTCGGGGTGTCGTACTCAAGCGGGCGCTGAGACGATAGGCGATCCGACTCAGCATCTTCTTGCTCGGCCAGCTGCTCAAGCAAAGCCATGATCAAATCAAATTCCTGAGGATCGAGCTGAGCAAGCAACTCCATCAGATACGCATCCTCGTGGGGACGCTCAGGTTCTGTACGCAGCCGAGAAGCCAGTTTGGCTTTCTCCATCGGCATCGTGTTATCGGGATACACATTCAGCGAACGCGTAGCGCCTGTATACATCCCATCGCCTTCCTGACCCGGCATAGGAGGAAGACCTTGACCAAATCGACGAACGATCTGAGCCGTAGCGGGCGTCGCTGCGGCTATCTCAGCCGGAGTCTGCGGAACAGGCAACCCGAGAATACGGGCAGCTAACTCGTAATCGGCTTTAGAAAACACCGGATACCACCACAGCTGATTCTTCTATATTACCGCGAATATTAAGGATATCGCCAGGCAAACACTCTAGGGTCATACACAACTTCTCAAGAACATCAGGAGAAGGGATATACTCTGGGTCAGTGTATATTTTCCTTGTCGTGGTGGGCGACAGGTTCGCCTGTTTACTTAGCGCAAACGACGACAACCGCCTGTTATCCAACAGGGACCTAAGAGTATTTACAAGCTGCCCTGAGGCTGTACGCGCAGAGTAAAAAGGCACGACTTAACTACCCGATCAGCACATGATACTTTGAGTTACGAAATAGTTAAAAGCCCAAGTGTTTACGCCGACAGAACCCTAGATCGAAGGTCGTAAAGCTGGCAGGAAACTCTGGATTATTGAAAGGGTGTTCGTGCGTAGGTTCATCAATATGAGCTTGCCAACCCTCGCCCCACTTCATATGGAGATATCTTTTGTTCATCTCGTGCGCAACGTGGATAGCCGTCTGAAGGCGAGGCTCTGAGCGCCATGTCTGAGAACCATCAGAATAATCTTTATGCAAACCGTGGTAGTAGCCGTGATCCAAACTCAAGACACGTTTTAAATCATCATGTATGAACCGCATACCATAATCCATATCTTCGCAATACCCTGGATACAGATTCTCGTCAAATAATCCATATTTGTCGACGACCCAATCTTTCAGTAAAAAGATATCCCAACCACCGCCGGATCCATGGATAACCCCAGTATCTACATCCTGAGCCTTCTCGCTCATCTCCTGGAGAAATCCAGGCTCAAACATAACATCATGATTTGATATAACCCAATAAGGTGCTTTCATAAAGCACTTAATAATTAGGTTCCAGGCGCCAGAACAACCGACGTTGGCCGGCATGTGAGTTACGTGTACTTGTTTAACGAACGGATTCGACAACTTACGAACACTTTCTACCGCGTCCGTAATTTGACCCCTTCCGTTGTTATTAAATACGACGAAATTATCTACTGGATAGTCGATGCTCATAAAGAGCCTGTGTAGCCAGTAGGGGTTATTGACGATAGCGGTACCCAGAACCGGAATGGATTCGGACATAAACAACTGATCTATGTCAGCATGTTATCAGAAATTATCGCTTGAAACAGGTTGCAGTCGCGGGCGTCTTCTGTTTGCGCTTCAGGTATGTCAAACGAACAACCATAAGATGTTATGTGCACACAGTCGCAACACGGAATACCGTCAGGTTGAGTAACAGTGGGCTCAGCCACAGCGGGCTCGGTAATGACTTGTTGAAGCGGCGGACTTACTTCCCCGAAGATCGACTGCAGTTGTGAAAACTTGGCACGAAGGGATCGAAGCTCTTCGTAGATCACGGAGCTGACTTCATACGTTGTGTACTTGTAGTCGCACGAAAGGCACGCATACCGTCTTCTAGTGCCATCAAAAACCTTGCGACTCTCCTTCACTTTTGACTTTAATTCGCCGCAGGAGGGGCACTCCTTAAGCTGATGAGCACTGATAAGACCAGAAATCTGTGCTGCTGTGTGTTCCTTCTTTTGAGGAGCCATGAAAGATTTAATAATGCTGCAGGTGGGATTCGAACCCACATGAGACAAACTCAACGCATTTTAAGTGCGCAGCGTATACCATTCCGCCACTGCAGCGGCAGACGGACTATAGCAACTTATTGGCTATCCGAGCGGTCGGTCTCAGGTTTTTTCCAGGTTTCGTCGCCAGGCAGCGGTTCTGTGCCGTACTCAAACGTATCATAGTCCTCGTCGTTACGGGGATCTTCTACAAACACGTAGTGCGTAGTCTCCGTCTCAATAAACGATTGGAGGTTTTTGATCGCCTCATCGAGAAGCTCTTGCTCCTCGGGTGTCAGCTCGTCAGGAGAGTTGTCAGAGATTTTCATAGTAGGGAACGATAGTATTTGCCCAAACTTTACAGTCTCGGTTTTTCGTTACTCCGAACTTAGCTAAGTTTTCAGCTTTACACCGATGCACAAGTTCAGTGTATTTACGACCCGCAACAGCATTAGGGTTGTTTGGATTAAGTAGGTGGCTAACAAAAGTAACCACTACAGGCAGCACGCAAGCAAGAAGTACGTAAAGAGGCAGGTACTTTAGAAAAGCAAAGAGAACTAAGTCCCTGCTGTCAGCTCTGAAAGACGTTTGAAATTTGTTGTTCATGTGGGTCACCTAGTGACACAGCAATCATAGGGCATCAGGCACGACCTGTCAATAAAAAGCTGCTACCATACGGACACTAGAGCAGCGGACATGACCACGACGAGAAAGCCTAGCTTCAAGGAGCTGATGGCCCAGCTGGGCGAAGAAACCGCAGCTGTCGCCCCCGTGGTTCAGATCCAAGGCAAAAAGAAGCTCGACGATCGATATAACTTCAACCAAACCTGGTTCGACGCTCTTCTCAACACAGATATGGTGCTCTGCACCCGAGATGAGGCTGCAGACTTCCGTCTAAACCCAACTAGCAAGCGTCAGATCGTAGAAATCGGCGTTTACGAAGGCGCTTCCAGCTGTTTTTGGTCTGATTTTTACCTGTCGCACCCTGAATCCCGTCTAATTTCGATTGATCCGTTCACAGGAAGCTCAGAACACCACGAAAAACCGGAAAATTACCCCGAATTAGAGAATATTGAGCTGACGGCACGAGGAAACATCGCGAAATCCGATAACGCCGCTAAGATTGAATTAATCAAGGGCTGCAGCTGGGACGTGTTTCCTGAGCTGAACCGCCGCAACAACGGAGAGCCCTGGATTGACCTCCTATACATTGATGGTGCTCACGATCCGACCTCTGTAGCACGGGATACCACGCTGTTCGTTCCTATGGTTAAGACTGGCGGCGTCGTTATTTTCGACGACTACGGACACCCTGACGTCAAACGAGGAGTAGATGGCGCTCTCACAGCCTTCGCAACTATGAAATCTGCGATCTTCACTGGTTGGCAACTCGTAACTAAGGTCGCATGAGTGCTGAGGAAACCTGCAAAACCTGCCGCTACTTTCAAATGACACACGAAGCGGAGGTTAATTCGGGCGGACAGTGTCGGCGTTTCTCTCCTGTCCCCGTCTATATTCAATCGGCGTTGCTCCCACGGGCTCAGTGGCCTCAAGTCAACGCCGACAAGGATTGGTGCGGACAGTACAAGCCAATCAAATCAAATCTCAAATGACACACATGAGATTGGCGCTAGGGGAGTTTCGGCGCGCGCCCCACACCTTCTCCCACTAGCAGCTTGACGCGCACGCAGTTTTTTCTTACACCGCTTGCCCTTGCTCTTCTACAGCTTGCGCTATGGTGCGTTTCTTTGCGTCCCAACCCAGCGGTTTTGTCCGTCTCGTCAACTGGATCTTCCTCTCATCCACGAGATGCCAACTGCTTACAAAACTCTGTGCGCCCCACGCTGCCTTAACTAAGATCCCATACGCATCAATCCCAATTACTTCAAAATCATCGTCATCAACTTGCACATACGTCATACACTTCACAGTCAATTCACTAGACTAGACCCAACTATAGGCGACCTCCGAAGTTGTGCGTGTTAAAGTAACAATAGGTAGGTTTGCGGCAATCTAAAAATGAAAATGAATGACATTATAAGCATACTAGCTCCTGAAAAAGCTAATAGCTTTTTAAACACTTTTATTAAATCTATTCTTCTTGGCGACTCTAATACTTACGACGTGAATGAAAGCGTCTTGATGGGCGACGACAACCAAAAAGCGATGATGGTGCCTCCTAACTGGACACCTAGGCCAAAACCACGTATCGAAAGCCTCGAAGACCTAGACCGCACATTGTACGGCTCAAATGAGTGCGCTGAGTGTCGCAGAGCTCAAGCAAAAAGTGGCGTGAAGAACATAATGGATCCTTGCGCGAGAGCTTGCGGTCATTAATCATGTCTAATTCAATCCAATACTTACCGACATATCGCTCCGGCTACACCGGCCCTAGCGAGCGCATTGGCGGCTCATCGCCATATCACATCGACTTAAAAATCCTTCAGAGTCTTCCTTACGAAGAAAAGATTCGAGCCCTCGATTCACTGGCCGCCCAATACCGCAATATTGGCCGCGAGATCGAGTTCTCTAACCAAGCTGTATCTGGTCGTCGCTGGAACCCAGACGCCAGCCCCGAAGAAAAGAAAGCTTTATTTGAAGCTGCTACAGCAGCCCACGCTTCTCGTCCAGGTTGGGACCCTCTGGACTTTTACGTCCCATTTAAGGGCAAGTCCCGTTTTGATACAGGTGCAGTCGAAGGCGCCTCAATTTATCTTCCTGGTGTTCCCGGCGGCAAGATCCGTCGAGGTCAAGGTGGTGGTTACGGATATTTCAGCGAAGCCATGGATCCCAGTGGCCGCGTGGTTTTCCGTGTCGGCCACGGAGACATCAACCGCCCGGAAGAACAAGGCGAGATTCTTGTCGCAGAACAACTGCCTGAGACTCAGCAGGGTACAGCGCCTGAAACCCCTAAAACCAAATCTGCCGAAGAGCTGCTGGTCGAAAAGATCGACGAGCTGCTTAAGCCAAAAATCGAAGTAACCGAAACCTATACCGGACCTAGTGAAGAGACCTTCCGCCAACGACGGGAAAACATCGATCAAACGATGCTCAAGCTCCTACTAGAACGGGCGGCCCAAAAAGAACAAAAAGAAACAGCCCCTCAATACCGACCTGCGGCAGGAGGAGCTGCTGCGGCTGCCTTAGCTCAAAGAGGCTTCGGCACACCTAAGTCTTTAATCTAGATTCTCACCACGGGTGACTTTGCGTATACCTGTAATTAGGTAGGCGTAGTCACGCGCCTCCGTAACAGGTTTCGACTCACCGCAAACATCGCAGTCACCCTCCCAAACGGAGCTACAACCAACCGAGTAAACGCCGTATTTAGAACCGCAGTCGTTACACACAACATAGGCGTTCTCCAGTTTACGGAGTAGCTTCTTATTCTGACTGCTCAGTCGGGGCATAACCCTCGCCGGGGAAGAGAGTATTCATGACGGATTCTAGCTGCGCTACCCTTTTTCTCCGAGCTGCAAGCTCCTCACACAAGGCTTTCTTAAGATGTGGAACAAGCTTATCGATCATATCTTCATCGAAGTACTCAAATACACTCTCCTCTAACCTTTTGTACACATTGCTCTCGTAGAGACTTGATTCAAAGGACATCGTTCCAATGGCGGATTACACCCGCAACGATAAAGCAGTTCGTCACAAAGTAAGTAACGAATATGAAAGTCCTCACCCAAGCCACGCGGTCTGCTACCTGTTGACACTCAGCACTTTTAGGACCCAAAGCGTTAGCCCAGATTTTGAAAACTTTCTGACGTCGGCGCATTTTTGAGTGCACGCAGGTATTGGCGGTATAGAATCCTCGGGCAATACTTAACTAATCACATGCAGTTCTTAGCGTTCCTTGGTGTTGTTTTTATTGTGTTCTGCGTTCTCTTGTTCATAGGTTGGTGTGCGAGCAGGGAAAAAGAATGGCAGGATCGTTATTGGTGAGCACTCAACGCTTATAAACGTTCCCGTAGCCACGGCCTACACAGCCAGACTCGTTTAAGTCACAGACAAGGCCTTCATTACCGATCCATTGATCGAGCAGGTCTTTAGTCAGCATCACAGGATGCCCGTCGTGAGGCGGGATATCGATCCACTCGAAGAGCCTAAGAGTGGGGGCGGCCCTAAGTGCATTCTTGATAATGCGCTCAGGGTCGTCTGTGTGTTGCAGACAGTTATAAATCCAAACCTCGTCCCAGCCTTCTTCACTCACATCCTCACCGCGCCCCACCTGAACACGAATGTTTTTGGTGGCGTAGCGCGAAACAGTCCACTGGGGGTAACTGATCGGGACGACGACCATACCCTCCAACAGACTCATGCACTTCAACAACATGGAGGTAGGGCCGCCTCCAATATCTAAGATCCGCTTACCCGATGCCTCGAAGTGGAATCCACGTGGGATTAACTCCATAAAACGGGCATACACATAGTGCTTCTGATCTTCGCTGAATGTATTACAGCAATCACCCCAGAACTGGCGTTCGAACAGAAGCTCGTCGTGCACGGCGATCTCTTAAAGCTGGCCCTAGCCTACATATTTTCCTAGGAAAAAACTCAACGAATATCCAATTCGCCGTTCTCATCCCAGGTCATGCTGTGCATCAACTGATAAGGAGGCTCCTTCATCTGCCTCGTGGAAACAGGAACTGAAGCCCGATTTGGGTCCGATCCAGAAGTCAAAGCCAAAAGCTTGCCAAATTGCGTCGTGATTCGATCGATCGCCTTGCAGGGGTCCCCCACGGTTCTTTTGCGTGTCCTTAACTTTAGGACGCTAGCTGCCGCAGGGGATCTCAGCGAATGAAAGAAATTATGAACTTACACACCAGACAGGCGGGGAGCCCCAGGGAAGGTGCCTTTGTTGATCGCGTCCTGGAAACTCGACGCACCTAACTGGCGAAGTCGTTCTTGGATCGAGGGACCGCGAGCATCAATGCGACGCTCGACCCGATCACGGAAATCTTCTTGAGACATACGCTCAGGCAGCCCAGCAACAGGGCCTCCGGTCAAATCGCCGATAAAAATGTCTAAAAGTAACTGAGCTTTTTCTTCTGTACTAGGGTCATAAGGTAACGTCTCAACAGTGTTACTGTCTACCCCAGGCCGATACACCAGATCCCGGTACATGTTTCTTTTCAGAAATAAGCCTCAATCCAGTTTAGAGCAACCTAAAGGAGTGAAACGCTCCATAATAGTTATCCTGCTCCTGTGGGCAATCGGCAGCGTGATTATGTACTTGGATTCCCAATATTCACAAATTATTAGCCTCAAGAATAACAATCGCCACGACAAGTCCTAGAGCGACAAAACCTATTCCGATAAGTCCGATAACAGGCCAAACTACATGAGTCATCAAACAGGCCCAGGTAACAAACCACGCTTCTCGGCCAAGCGGTAAGCAAGGTCGGGGTGTGCCTCGACCCAAGTCATTAGGGCTTCAGGCGACATGCCTTCAACAGCACCGCCTTCATATAAGCGACGCTGCAGCTCACCGCCTTTAGCCATCTCAGCGCCAAGAATACGTTGTTTAGCGTACATCTGAGCAAGCTCGTTCATGCTGGGAGTAGGAGATGCTGGCACCTCACGAGTTACAGGAGCACGCTGCTCTTCCACGGGGCGACGAGTTGCGGGGGCAGGACCAAGCGCAGGCTGAACACTTGCACCAGCATTACCTCCGCCGACACCGCCAATAGGTGCTCCGGTAGGCCCATAAGTGGCTGCAGGCACGCGAGCAGGAATTTCTTCTTCCTGGCCAGCAAACATCGGCTTAACTAAATTCTGATTTATCCAATCAGTAGTACCAGATCCCACCATGTATGCACCGATTGTGCCTGGAATCTGGAACCAAGGACCCTTGGGTAAAACTTTAGAAGCCGCTGCAGAAGCGGCCATACCCGCACCTACGTTAATTACAGCATCTCGAGGATCCTTACCGCTTAAAACCTCTGAGCCAACATCAATAGCTCCCTGAGCTACAGGGTGTCCAAGAACCCTACCAGCCATCCGTAAGGGGCTTTTGGAGACAGGACTAGCTGGAACGACGGATGGCGGATTAAAAATATTCTTTGCCTGTTGAGCTTTTCTTACTTCGAGCCAAACCCGATTCTTCAAGTCATCAAGCCAGCTCATTTTTAAACGAATTACTTCTCAACCATAATTATAAGCCAGCCATAATTCAAATAAAAAAGGGGCTGCTGAGCCCCAAAGTTCCCTCGTCCACTTGTCCCTTGGCAGGAACAACACAAGTCTAGCTAGCCGATCCGATCATGCAAGCGTGGTGTTCTCGTGCGAATAACGAGAATCAATCTCCACCCCACGGTAGACACAACGGGGGCTTGCCTCACGGGTCGTTTTTTGCCACTCGCGCACCTCGTTCTGGTGCTCTACGGTGTCATACTGTTTGCCGCGATACGTTAAAACAGTCATGAAAGGGTAGCAACTCCCTCTAGTGTAGGAAACGGTAGCGATTGATACTGTATAACTGCTATACAGAACACAGAACTAGCTAGTAAATTCGGACAAAGATCCTAGACTTGTTAAGTACTTTGCAATCCTCCCGTGGCAAGGGAGTGGAACACACCCGTCCGCGAACCATGGAACGGGATGATCAAAGCATCACTGGATGCAGTAGACCGACACAACGACCATTATCTAAAGACAAACAATTATAAACACCTTGTAGCTGCACATTACTTAAGACAGTACGTGTCTTATGTGAAAGAGATTATATTAGAGACTGAAAAAAATCAGGTATAACGTCTACGATTAAAACTTTGAATCGTCTTTTCTAGCATCTGGAAGCATCCGATCCAGATAAGCTTCTGCTCGTCCTCTGATTTTTTGAGTAGCTTTATCTAACCCTGGATTTAATCCAAGATCTAAATACCTCTGTGTTATGGCATCACGCATATCCCATTGAGTCGAGTCTCCTAAATTTCGAGCGCCTGGTACAACTGGAGCATTAAACATATCGGATGTGTCAAAAGTATTCCGTATGTACTGATCACGAGCTGATGTCCCCGGTGTATACGGGTTAGCCATCAAAGCGTAGGCTTTGTCCACAGCGGCTTCTACGTGCTCACCAGGATAGTTGCGGTACCAAGGATCGTTTAAACCAGGATTAGGTAAACCGACAGCCTTTAAGTATTCGTTGGCCTCTTTTTGGGCTAGAGCTTCTGAAGTTAAGCGCGTGTGGGCAGGAGAAGCACCGACAAACGCATTCAAGTAATCGGCAGCTTCTTCAGCCTTTACTTCGTTTCCGTATGTATATCCCGCTAAGGGGTTAATCCGCTCTCCAAGTATCTCCTCGTTCTTGTGCATCTTGATCAAACTTGGATCATACGCATGAGCAGACTCATGAGCAAGTAGGTGAACGTCAGGATCTTCAGTGTTAAAGTACACCACGCGGCGATCCTTGTCTAAACTGCCCCCGTAACCATCTTTACCTCCGTAAGCACTAAAGTAGCCGGCACCCCCAGCATTACCTTTCTGGATCTCAACGGGAATACCAAACTTATCTTGAAGGTAGTCAAGTAATAGCTGTCCTTGTGGAGACGCCGTAAACTGGCCATCAGTAAAAGACCCGGCAGAAGGTATTAAAGGTGAACCAGCTCTATTCATTTAAGACGCCCAACTCGTCGTACAAATACTCTAAATCAAGACCCACTAAACAACGGAACAGTGGCTTCAACCTCGTAAGCGGGTGGTTTAACCGGCAACGCATAAAGAAGCGCCCGACCAAGTTGCGTGGCGGGGCTAAATGTTTTACTAGACGGACTAACACCAAGTTCTCCTTGGTCGCGACCAAGACCAGATAAGGGATATTTAGGCGGGTTAGAGATACCAGAGCGAAGTTCATTCATGGCGTCAGGGTTCCAGATTGATTCAATACTCTTCCACGCCTTCCAAGGTTGGACCTTGCCCGAAACTAAATCAGGGTCTTCTGATCGATTGACCATGTCGTAGGTATCTTTAAAAGTTACTGTATTGGCAACAGGGTCAACATAAGCATTAAAACTACCTAAGGTGTTAGTAACAGACTTAGGAGTGTCAGCACCGTAAGGAATAACGGCACCTGTAGCAGGCACACCAGGCCCATACGTCGGTTCGTCGTTGTAAATAGGAGCGAGTCCCCGAGTGGCATCTCCTGGAAACAACTCAACCGTTACAGAAGGTGTTCGCTCGGCAGCAGCACGTAGAGCGTTCAATGTAGAAGGATCTAACTCTAAATTTCTATTTCCTAGACCGGTTACGTAGCGTGTATACAGATTCACACGATCAGGCAGCATATTACTAACAGCCGCAGCAGTGTTTAATGCAGCATCTCTAACACTTTTCTCAAAAGCTGCTTTAGCTGGTGCAATAACAGCACGAGTTACGGGGCTCGGAGTACCTCCTCCAGGTAACCAACCTCCTGTAGCTCGATCAGCCTGACGCCAAATATCACCGGCAGCACGAAAAAAATCCATTTACTTAACAGCACCGGCGGCAAGACTATTTAAAACTTGCTGAATATAAGTTTTATACGCGTCAGGATCCACGCGGGTCGAACCGACTAACGACGGATCACCCAGTTTTACGCGTGCGAGCTTCAGAAGCTCGTTTTTAAACTCTTCCATCACTCTATTTTAAAGGTTTAGTCGCCAACTCAGTACTCGCCACGGAACCATTTCCGTTTTTCCGAGAACCATTCGGCCAAAGTAAGCGGATCTTGCGGCCCAACCAGGTGATTAGCGGGATCTGGGTCACCTAAATCCATTTTTTGCATAAAATCATCCAAACTTCCGTCCTGTACGTCGCCGTTTACCGCCGCACGACGTGCTTTTCGGAGCATAGCGTCTACAGAATGGTTAGATTTGGCCCATTTTTGTATCCACTCCATATCCCTGAACTGAACTTCCTCACCTTTAGCTATCCGCTGACAGATAAATTCAACCTTCTGACGCACATCCGTAGAAAGCATTCGACTGTACGAACGTATATACCAGCTTAGGACTATTCAAGCGGTTTGATTACCGCCCAAACAGTAGCTCGGACACTCCGAACTCACCTTTACGCGGGTTAAAGCGCTCTCTCGCAAGGTCCATACGACGTTGCATCTCACTTCGAGTCTGATCCTTATACATTTGCTGTTTCTGAGCCGCCGTTAATGGCTTAATCTCAGCCACGAGCGGCTTTGCGCCTTGCGCCGTGGGTGCCGAAACACCAGTTCGGGGCGCAGTTCCGATGAATTGACGCACCTTGGGCACGATACCTTCGCCAGTTTCCTGCCGAACCACCTCATTCAACGCTTTAGCGCCAGCAGTTCCGACCATACCGGCGCCAATTCCAGGTGCAAAAGGAGCTGCAGCCGGCGTGGACATTATCATCGCCATACCAGCAGCAGTAGGTAAACTCTGTGCAAACTCCTTCGCCATCTGCTTACCCATTGCCACGGGGCCTTGAGCGTACCCAGTGCGGATTGCTTCGGGGCTGGGGATTAAATCAGCTGCGCCGGGAAGGAGGGAAGACGGTACTTTTTTGATATTCTGCAAAACACCCGGAATAGCAGAAGCTGCTGCGGAAACAGGATCTCCAGCAAAGTAGTAATTACCTAGATCTGCTACATTCCCGCCAAATGCTTTATCCATCCGCTCAAGCGTGGGCTTGTAAAGGTAAGCGTATAAAAACTCACCAGCGTCTTTCGGTATACCGGGAAACTGTGTCCTAATTAAACCCTGCATTTGGCTAAACGCAGGACGTACATATTTTTCTGTAAACAACTCACCTGCTCTAGCTATATCAGCCTCTAGTGCAGGATCGCGAACCTGCGCTTCCTTTGTCCCTAAGTTTTCAGGATAAGCTAAACCCAGTCTTGTCTCTAATAATTCCTGAGAAGCAGGGTCAAGCTCTCCACGTCCGCTCAGATTTTTTCGAAGATCGCCTTCGAGTAACGCAACATTATTACGTTCAATAGCTTGCCTAAAAGAAGAATAAGGAGGCAACTCATTTTTAGTTCTACGTAACCTATCCCAGAGCGTATCTACAACACCAGCTAGGTTTTCGTTCAGAGGCGTAACTGTGTTAGCAGGGACAATAATCCGATTACCTTCAACGTCCCGGCCGGCATTAAACGGCCGGTAGTCAAGAGCAAATCCTTCCTCGTATGGAATTTGATGAGAATAGGACTCATGTTCTGCGGCTTGAAATGCTCCAGAGTTGTTGTAGGTAGACACTGGACTGTAGTCATCAAGTCCAGTACCCTCTTCAAACGCACGAAAACGTTCTCGAATAGGTACAGCTCCTCTATCCCTAAGCTCGTTTTTAACTAGATCCTGATACTTAGAGTACGCGTCATAAAACTCACGAGCCTCTGGAACCCTATTTGGGGCGTAAAAAACGTCTGCTCGCTTTTCAGGGTCAGAATATATCGCTTGATATAACTCAGCGACTCGTTCCCGCTCCCGAGAAGGTATACCTTCTTGCGGAACAACGGGTACATAAGGGTCAATCGCTTCTAATCTCTCTTTCCAGTCACGAATTAAGCCAGCAAATTGCCCCCTGGTATCAAAATCGTATTCTTCAACCACTTTGGACAACGCTAATACGCTTAAAACATTTTACAGCGCCCACGCGGCGGCGAAAATTTTTTTATGGGGGTCGCGAGGATCGAACTCGCCTGAAATCGATTATGAGTCGACCGCTTTCACCAGATAGCTAGACCCCCGCGCCTGTCACTATACTGGCAATGGACCTTTTAGGGTCAGTTTACCCCGCCGAAAACCATAGGTATCTCGCCCCCGTCGTCACCTGAGCTCTATATTTAAAAAAAAGGCCGGATTGCGGGCAGATTGCGCCCACTATTTGTTACATTGCGGCACACGGTTTGTATAACTAACCTCGCGCGTGCGCGTGTGTGCGTGCGTGTGCGTGCGTGTGTGCGTGTGCGGGCGGGTGTGCGCGTAATGCGCGCGTGCGTGTGTGCGTGTGCGCGTGCGTGTGTGTGCCTGCGCATGTGTGTGCGTGCGCGTTACATTCGCGCGAGCGCATGACGCGTGCGGTTCCTCCCTACCCTCACTGAGCTCACCTAGTGTGCCAATCTGCAATCCGGTTGCAAGGGGTTGACCTATGGCGCCCGGCGTGGTGATGATGGGCTCAAGCCGATCGGGAAACCGAGAGGCGGAACCTGGACAACCTGCAGCCCACGCGTCGCCACCCGGTACGATCCCGGCGGTCGATCGGTCAAGCCCTGCGAGACTACGCTCTCCCGCTTGTGCCAATCCCCAAACCGTCACCCCATCGTTCCGACAGGCTCCGCACCGTGCTGTAGGATTCCAGCAACGGGCCGAGAGGCTCGACGACATAGGACTTCCGTCCGTCAAGACTGACGCCCACCAGGGTGAGAGCAGACCCATAAGGGATCGCACCTGGTAGTAGTGGCTGGCAGTTAGGCGGGCGGGGACCGATACCCTCAGAGGCTAGTAGCCAGAGGCATGGTGTGCCCACAAGCCCTCGCGGGCCTAAGCCCCATGCACCTATTGAGAATCTCCCACTGATCCGGTGCTGGCCTGCGCGCCACACTCAGGAAGGTTAGGAGCCAGTAGCTTGCCCGAGAGGCCCTTGGTCCCATGCTCAAAGTATTTATCTTTGGCAGGTTGTCGATAGTTAAGTCCCTAGACTTGCGAGCTTGTAACTAACGCTATAGCCCAGTGAGAATCAGATTCCCGGCTATATGTATCGTTGCAACCTTTATAGATCTGGTGTGGCCTGACGCAATAGCCCGTCCTACCAAGCTCGGGCACCTTTTAACTTTCCCAACCGCAGGGATGTTGTGTCCAGAGTATCTGTCCCTACGACAGGTACGCTGGACAATGCCCCAAGAAGTTATCTTCTACGGTCATCGCCTGTCACGGGTTCGCCTTTCTCACCCCAACTCGCTAGGGCACATGGTCGGCAAACTTAAAAGTTTGTGCGACGCCCCATAATGCAAACTTGAAACGGTTCGATTAACCCGTGGCCCGCACACTTCCTGCGGTTTGTGCACTTTATGTGCGCCATGATTGGCTTTACTTTAGGGCCAATTTCCCAGATTCACTCTTTAGTGGGGCCATGTATTAACTACGTGGTCTCACTTAGGGGTGGGTTTGTTTGTATTCGTGATCACATTTGATCATGGTGCAAAGTTTAGTTTCACTCTCTGAGTGTGACGCTCTCCCTGTGCGCTATAGTGCACACTGAGGGCCTCTACCCTCACCAAATCACATTACTTTCGTTCATTCCTAACATGCGAAACATCGAACTCGAAATGAATCAGGCCATTCTCGACAATCGCGATTGGCGCAAAGCTAACACTGAGGTTGTTTATAACCCCCACAGTGGCAACTCTCACGTTTATCTTTACGGCAACGAGATTGCCATTGTTGGTGATAACTTCGTCAAGATCTTTGACGGAGGCTATCAGTCAAAGACTACAAAGTCTCGCCTGAACGCTATCTGTACTCGCCATTGTATTCAGGGCGAGGGTATCTATCAGAAAGCGGGCGAATGGTTCATCACCGTTATCAACCAGGAAGGTGATAAAGCTCACCGTGTGCCTTTTGTTAATGGCTTCATCTTTGCAGATCCGCTTCGCTGATTAACACCAGCACCATCGCAATCTGATCATGAACATGCAAGCTCGTTTAGATGAACTTAGCGCCCAGCTTGATGTGCTGGCCACGCGGAAACTTAACGCTCGCAAGAATCAACAATGGGATCTTGTGGACTCTTTGTATCAGCAGGAGTGGTTACTTGATCAAGAACATTACAAGATCAAGCAACAGTTACAGTTCCAAGCTGACATGCAAGCTATGGACGATTGGTATGACGACGACAAGAATCGTGACGCATACAACGAACGTGTTGTCTCTATGTACCTTGATTGATCATGAACATGCAACCTATTCCTAACTTCAACTTCGTTAATCGTCGTGAGGTTGAGTTCACTCTTGCTGCACTTAATCAACTCGCACAATCCGGCGAGATTGATCCTATAGAGCAAGACGAGTTCTATAACTTTCTCGATGCTTTTCAAACATTCGCTCTGCAAATCTGATCACAATGGCTAACACAATCGACACAGTCGCTGCACGAGAACTCGAACTCTACGCAGTCAACTTCTCAGAGTCTCACTACAACACAGTGGCAAAGACTCTTTCTAAGTTCTACAAGCAAGGCACATTCAACCTCGACCGGGCTATTGCTTACATCGAGCGCTACTTACTTGTGCCAGCTGCTAAAGACTACAAGCTGATTAACGGCTCTATGTCTACATCGTGGAATCAAATGTTCCCCAAGCCCGAGCGACTTGTGGCTGCAGAATCTATCGCCCACGGCTTTGTATCTGAGTTCCGTCTTGGTAACTTCTGGTGACAACTAACAACATCGACGACACTTACATCATCATGGATGATCTCATCAACAGGCAATTCACCCTACAGCGTGATGTTTTAGCCAGCTGGAATGAACTGCACAAGATGAAGCTCAAGCACGAAGCTTTGCTATCCGAACTGCATAAAGTTCGTGAGCAGATTAAGTATGAATCTGAGCCATCTTTGTTTGATCAAATGTTCGGCGAACTAGAACCTAACCGCTAACGCGGTGCGCCTTCACACAATACCAACAACATCATGGCTATTGATTACGAACAACTAGCGCAGGAATCTGTTCTCTTTCCTTGGCTTGATTCTGATTGTATGGGTGACCCTTACAACGACTCAGTGTTTACAGATAGTAACTACTTTCCTGACGAAGAAGAGTAACCGCTAACGCGGGCCAACTCACACAATACCAACACAATCACCATGAAACTCTCCGTTTTTGATCTTCACCGTGGCTGCACAGAATACGTACAGTTACCATCAGGCAGGTGCGTTAATGTCCACGTCGCTCGCAAACCTTCATGCACTGAAGTTCATGTGCAAGCTAACAGCGAACAGTGGCCGCAAGAGTATAGCGACACATTC